GTGTGGAGTGGTTTTATTATTACTCTTAACTACGTAGACATCCCTATGATTAAAAAAGGTCAAAGTGGTGGTGATATCACGTTCGTTGCTAGCGTATTTACTGGCGCACTTGCTACTTTTGGGCTTAACACTTCTAACAACAGATCAAAACCTGACGACGATTCTAAGAAAAAAGAACCATGAAAAAACTTCTTATCCTTTTGTTCCTAGCTTCACCTGCTGCAGCACAGCAAGTTACCCCTAATTTTACTCAGGGGTCCATGCAATCAACCACTACTACCACCATTGATATCGAACGAACTATCGAAACCGAAATCATGGGTGGCGATTATAAATCATGGAGCGGAACCAACGTAACCCCCAGCGGGGATATTTTGAGCGATTCCACAACTTATTCCGTAACCAACGCGGGCGAACAGTTCCAACTGGAAACTGTCGTTCGGGATGCGGGAGTCGTGGAGTCCATCAGCATCGACGAAATTATCGAATCAACTTCCACCACTACCTCGCTGTCTGTCTTCTCTCAGTAAGCCCCGCGTTTGCTACACCTGAAGACCCAACAGTACAAAATAGCTCAAATCCCGTGGCAGCAGCTACGGGTAATGTAACAAACCAAGCCGTACAATTCCAAAACAATGGAGCACCATCTCGGCAATACTTCGCTAACAACGTCAGTTGTAACGGCGCTACGATGCAATTTAGCCCGTTTTACATGGGTAATGACACCGTTCCTTATGAACATACTGGTTATGTTCGGAGTAACAACTGGGGTGTACAGCTTAATTTTAGTGTACCTCTGGATAGCGGAATGATTGAGCTGTGTAAAAACATAGCCAAAAAACACGAACAAAAGCTACGTCTTGACTACGAACTTGTTCGGGCACTTAAATGTACCGAAATTATGAAAGCTGGTTTCCAATTTAGACCTGGTTCTCGTGTAGAAGTTCTATGTCATGACGTAGTACCTATTGTAGCAGTAAATGACAAAGAAGAAAGCGACTGAAGATCAATTTAATGAGCTGCATAATCTTGTCACTAAGGAGTTCCTTGCCCGTATTAAATCGGGCGAGGCTTCTACTGCAGATTTGAAAGCAGCTTGTGATTGGCTCAAGACAAATGACATCAGCGGTGTAGCCTTGGAAGGTAATCCGCTGTCTAAACTGGCGGCTGTTATGCCTAAGGTAGACCCTGAGCTTGTACAACGGAGGTTGCATGGCTCGAACGTCTAAATATAGTGGCGCTAAATACGCCAACGGTAACTATAAGTCGTATCAAAAGAAGTACGACTCATCAAAACTACAGATCAAGAAACGATCTGCACTTAACAAAGAAAATCGGAAACGCGGAACTTATGGTAATGGCGACGGTAAAGATGTCTCACACAGAAAGAATGGTAAAACATTCCTTGAGAAAGCATCTAAAAACCGAGCACGTAAAGGCCGAGCATGACCCCGTTTCTTCCAACTCCTGACGACTATCTTTTTAACTTAATAGCTATGACCTCTCCAGAAGCCAAGCGCCTGTGGAGGCGCTCTATTAA